TGATCGTCTGCTGGCCCGTAACCTCTGCCTTCGCTCCACGCTGAGGAATGATCCACACCTTGCGGTAAATCGGATTGTCCTCGTCGTGAATCTTCTTCTCATTGCCGCGATTGTCAGTGGCCTTGATTACCGGATAGAACACGGCATCGTGGCCCTTACGCCTACGCTGATAGGTCACCACGGGCTCCCGTCATACCAATAGGGGAACTCGGAGCCGGTGGTGTTGGGGGCATAGGCAACCGGGACGTAGCCGGTCTTGCTGACTGGCTTGGTGCCGTAGGCAACGACGTTGACGCCGCCAATGAACGGCATCTTGCCGCCCATCTGCTTGAGCATCTGCTTTTCGTCGCGGGTGAAGGTAGCGGTGCCGGGAGTATCCTGTTCGGCCCACTGCACAGTCTCGTCACCAGCGCGAGACTGCGTGTATCCCTCATAGTTCTTCATGTGGCGCGCAGCCGCGCGCAGAATGAGGTTCTTGACGGACTGAGGAGTGTTCTCAATCGTCGTCCAATTGGCAGAGCCAATGGCCTGCGCATCAAAAGACAGGTCAGCGAGAGCACCCTCAGCCTCGCGCGTCTCGTCCGCGTCGAGCACGAACGGAAGGCGGGCGGTCAGGTCGGCAATGTCAACGAGCATTGTTTCCTCCAAGGAATTGAAGTGGAGGAGGGGAGGCCCCCGAAGGGGCCTCCCCATCACTCATTGGCTAGATCACGCGCCGGGAGCGTCACCGTCGTTCACGCCGTCCGTCGAGGTCATGCCCACGAAGGAAGCGAGGGTGCCGTCCTTGAACTCGACCTCATTGGCGGTCGAGAGGTTGACCTTGACCGCACGGATCAGGTACTCGCCAGCGGACACAATGGCCTGATTGGCGAGGCCATTGACGGTGCCCACGGTGATAACCGGGTCCTTGATCGCACGGAAGCCAACGTAGGAGTTGACGACCGAGCGGTCGGTGAGGAAGTTGGCGTCGTAGTCGGTCAGCCAGCGAGTGGCGAAACCGTTCGGCGTGCTCTTGGTCGCAGCGTGCTTGACCGACTGCGGGACAACCGGCGCACCAGAGGCGACAACGAAGGGGCTGTCACCGAGGAACAGGTACGCGGTGTTCGCGGGCGCGTCATTGGCAACCACGAGGTCAAAGCCCAGGAGGCGACCGAGGGCCGCGTCCTGCACCGCAGCCGAGGCGCGGGAGTCGCCCACGACCGACGCGATGGTCAGGTTGTCCTCATTGAGGAGCGCCATTTCCACGTCCGGGGAAACGATCAGGGACCGCTTGCCCGGAACCTTGAGGCCACCGGCAATGCGCCGCAGGTAGACAAGCGCACCGCGCATGTCGGCCTGATTAATGTCAACCTCAACGTCGTAGTCGGTGTTCTTGATCGTGGTCAGAGCGCGCTGCTCAATACCGCGACCGACAGCCTCGCCCTGCTTGACAGCCAGACGGTCCCAACCAATGGGGTCCATCGTGGCCTGCTCGTCAATCAGCTGAACAGCCGAGTAAATGTCACCCTGAAAGTTCACGGTGAGCGAACGCTCGGCGTACTGGTCGAACTGGATCGGGTTCGACCGGTCATTGCGCCAGCCGTACTCGCGGTAGGGGAGAACGCCCTCGACCTTGACGTTCACAGCGGCGTCCTCGCCGCCCTTGAACTTGTCGATGGACTCCTTCTGCATGAAGGTGGGGAGGACAAGGCTGTCCTCGATAGCCGCCAGAGCGGTCGAAGCGACCCGCTCGGGGACAACGGTGTGCTGGGGAACAGTCACTTTATGGTTCCTTTGTTATTGGGACTCTCACTTGTTCAATGGGTGAGAGGCGTAGATGGATTAGCGGTAGCCCTTGATCTTGCGGACGCGCGCGAGCGCGTCGCCGTCGTCGTCGCCACCACCAGAACCGGGATTCAGACCGCCATTGAGGTCTCCCGGTGGTACGTCGTTCGACTCCTCCTTGGGAGCGAACTTGGCGAGAGCAATTGCGTGGGCCTCAAGTTCCTCGCGGGTCTCACCCTTGAGGAGTTCCGCCAGTTCGGACGGAAGGGAATGCTTGAGCGCAACGTTCTCAATCAGGAGAGACCGCTCAGCGGTCTCACGCTCGGCAATGAGGCTCAGTCGAATCTCCTCGACCTCCTCGGGAGTCTTTCGCTCCGCAAGGGCCTTCTCGACCTCGCGCAGGCGAGTGCGGTATCGAGCCGCCTCCTGATTTGCCTTGGTCAGATTGGCACGCAGAACGTCAGCGGGAACCTCCTCATTGGGGGTCTCCTCCTCGCCGGTGCCGTCACCACCCTCATTGCCCTCATCGCCAGCAGGGGTCTCCTCGGCGGGAGTCTCCTCAGTGGGGGTCTCGTCGCCCTCACCGGAACCCTCATCGAGTTCCATCGTGAAGCCGCCGTACAGAGCGCGGTTGCGAGCGAAGGTGTCAGCGAGCCACTGGCTCATGTCCTGCTTTGCCATTCCTATTTACCTCCGGGGTAACTTGGTTAGGCGGCTTCCTGAGCCGCCGTAGTTTTCTCATTGGCGTTGATCCTCTTGAGGAGTCGTCGCCACTCATTGATCGCATCAGGGCCAGAGAACTTGCCCTTGATGTTCTTGTCCCATAGGTCCGCGTAATAGCGGTTCTGGGCGTACTTGGGGTCATTGGCAATGTCCACTCGTGCGTAGACTGCCTCGACCGTGCAGTGACAGTTGTCGTGGAACTTCGCCATTCCGTCTCCGAGGAATGCGTTTCCAGCATTGGAGTGCGTTCGTCCCTCACCAGCCGTGAGTGCCGTCTTGTAGAGGGCTCGTCGGCTAATGTGCAGCGCGCAGTAGTAGCAAGGCTTGTCGCTCTTGCCGTGCTGTCGCACCCAACCGATAACGCGGGGGTCACGCGCCGATGCCTGATTGGTCGCGTTGCGACCGCCGTTCATGGCGGTCCTACTCCCGGCCCCGGCGATCATTGCGCCGTGCTGCAGGTGAATGGACTTCTCGTCCTCGCGCGCCTTGCCAAGCGGGGTGTCAGCCGCCATATCAGAAACGCGCTTTGAGGCGTTGTCAGCCATGTCTTGGAGCAATCCCTCGACGTACGGCTGTGCGGCCTTCTCGTCGGCTTCCAGAGCCTCAGAGAGGCCAGCAATGACCTCAACCTCAATGCTGTCCTCGTCCCCGTCCGGTTCCGCTTGAGCGGACACCGTTGGGGAACCCTCGCCTGTGTGCTCCGCGACAAGGGCCTCAAACTCCTGTCGCAGGAATTCAAGCGAGACGCTTTCCAAGTCCTCATCACTGAGAGGATTGGCAATGGTGGTGCCCGTGCGGAGCGCACGGACCACCCGGTAATAGGCAAGACCAAGAGCCTTTGCCTGCCGACGACGACCGAGGATCGCATCGACCGCTCGTGTCAGCCACGAGTCATTGCGTCCCTGCCAGAGGGCCAAGACCTCCGAAGCGGCCTTGGCCCCCAATGTGGCAAGAACGTACTGGTAGACAAGATCAACCCGGTCGGCCTCGTCCTGAGTCCGCTGGGTTGGCGTCATTAGGCGACCTCATCCTCCGTATCACGGAATGAAGTGACGGCATTGTCGGCTGCAGCGTTCTGCAGCGAGCGAGCAAGCACCGTCTCGGGCGTCTCCTCGTCAGCAAGGCGCTCCCACTCGGCAATCTCGGGCGACGTAGCGCCCGGAACACGAGTCCAGAGACCCTTTGCCGGAATGCCAAGCGACTCACGCAACTTGCCGAGAGCGTCGGCAGCCTGAGCCAGCGAGCGCGACTCCATGTCGCGCCAAATGACCTCACCGGTGAAGTCGTCAGCGCCGTCGAGGTCGAGCATCTGCATTGCCAGTCGGAACACGCGCTCCCATGACTCGCCAAACGAGGACTTGAACTCCTGCACCTTGCGCTCAAGCGCCGTCTCAGCGGCGACCAGAGCCTCGGCAGAAAGGTTCGCAATCTGTCCGAGCAGGTGGTGAGGAGGCAACTGACCAAGCGCGGCGATGTGCCGGAAGGCAAGGTCAATGGCGGCAATGAATCCGTCCATCGGAGTCTCATCGAGAGTCCCGAACTTCACATTGTCGTCCTCAGCCCACATCCACCTGCGGGCATTGACGTTCTGAACGTCGGGGACCATTCGTCCCTGCTCGTCCAACTTCGGCTCCCAGCCGATAATCTCGCCGTCCTCATAGACGGGGGTCATTACGACCGGGGGAGCCATGCCAGTCACGGTGCGCACCTTGAAGGCGGCGTACGACTGAACAACCAGCATGTCAAAGACGGTCTGGTTGAGGCGGTTCTGCAGTTCAATTAGCGGCTCGACAACGCCAGAGGTTCGGCCCTCAAGGTCAACGAAAGCAGTGAAGCGCGTAACCGGGTTCTCCGTCGCGCCATGCTTCTTGCCCTTGGTCACGACAATGTTGGTCGTGTCACCGAGGGACATGAACTTGACCTCGTACTCGTGGGACTCATCCCACGCAATGGCCTTGCCGGGGATCGCCTTATCACCCTCGCCCGAACCCCAAGAGACCACGCTGAAAGCGTGGACCGGCACAATGTCATTGGCCGGGTCCTCAAAGAGGGCGGTGGTACGCAGAGGGGAGAGGCCGCGCGTCTTGAGGCGCTTGCGGCCCCGCTTCTCAAACTCAGTCACAGTGAATGCGTGACCGAAGTTCAGCGCACCACGGTAAATGGCGTGCTGCCTGCTCTGCAGGTTTGAGTATTCCCAATGCTCCCACTCGGGACGCTCACCATCGACGCGGGCGTCAGCCCCGCGTCGGAACTGGTCAACGTAGAGAGCCTGTGCCGGGGTGCTAATGAGGAACGGGACAATGTTCGTCTTGCTCCTCTGCGCCAGCAGTTGGTACTCAGCGTCAGCGTTGTCGGGAATCCACGGGTCGTCCTGAATGCCCTTGTTGTAGGCGTCGAGCCGCAGGAGAATGTTCCTGCGGTCGGCGTCGAGAATGCCCATCATCTTGACCACATGGGCCTTCGTGAGACTAGCCACTCACTTGTCCTTTCGTGCTAGAAGAAGTACCCGCGATTGGTGCGCACGCGCTCCTTCTTGCCTCGGGTCCTGTAGTCAGTCAATGCCTCGTGAGCAATCATCAATGCGGCATAGGCGTCAACCTTGCGCGGGGACTCAGGCGATTCCTTGGAGAAGGAAACGCCATGCACATTCTCCCGGCGACGTGCGTTCATTACGTGCCTACGGAGACGGGGGTCGCCGTCGTGCTTGATCGTCCCATCGAGGATCGCCTGCAAAAGGCGCTCGTGGGCAAAGGTCACCTTCTTGAGAGCCTGCCGCATGTCCCATGCCACGGCGTTCTTCTCGCTGGCCTTGACAGCCAACTGCTCCCGGTAGTCCTCAGCCCAATTGTCAATGTGCGACTCCCAATACGCCACGTCAGCGTAGAAAGCCTTCACGTCGTACGTGTTGAAAGCATTGCGGACGGCGCTGTCTACCTTCTGCTTGTTCACTTCCCAGCCCTCGCCCCGTGGACCCTCAGGCTTCTCCTCAAGAGCGAGGATGAAAGCGCAGCGGTCCTCAATGCGGAGCGCCACGAGAGCCGTCGAGTCGTCGGACTTTGCACCGTCGAAGCCAAGCACAATGGCATCCCCCGGCTTGAGAACAGCGTCCTCATCCTTGAGAATGTCCCACTCGGCAGGACCAACGACTGCATCCTCCTCAGCCACAATCTGGTTGAGGAACATTCGCCTCGCCCTAGCGGGCGAGACCGTCGTGTCCATGATCGCCTGAATGATGGTCTCAATGTTGAGCCACGTCGCATCGCCCCGAATCTTCGGGAGAGCAATGCGCAGGGACTCAGGCGTCAGCGGCGTAGCAGGGTGAGCCTCAAGCGAGTCGTAAAGGAACCCGCTGTCAATGGCACGGCCCTCAAGAATCTTCTCGTAGCCCGCGCGCTGGCGCTCGGCAACGGAGTCCTCTCCGGGCTGGAATGCGTTAGTGATCGCAAGGTAGCGACCGTCCATCTTTGAGGCGTTACCCCAAATGACGTTATACATTTCGTGACCCTTGTTCCCTTGGACCCAATGGTGGGTCTCATTGAGAACAACGAACGTCGCTCGGTTTCCCTCAAGGGATCGAGGCGAACTGGTCACGGCCTCAAGCACACACCGACCACCCATTGCACGGATGCGCTCAATACCGGGCTTGACCCGGTAC